TTTCCAACGCATTGTTCCTGTGTATGCCTGGTCACAACCACCTTTGGCTTCCCATACGTTCCAAGTACGTTTGTACTTGTAGGTGCTGTACATCTTTCCTTTCCACTCACGTTTTGGTCCTCTGATGTGGAGTTCACGATGACAGTTACCCATATTTGGACCTCTCATACCTGCATCACCACAGTCATTGTAATAAAACTCACCATCATGATAGGCAAGTCTCGTATTAAAGGAGTGTGATGGACCTAACTTTGGTCGGCCATGACACATAAGGTCTGAGGTGCTGAGTGTGATAAAAATACTGCAAGTATGTCGTTTACCATCATGAGCGACGTTGCCATAGTAGGCAGTTCCAAGACAGACTTTTCCATCTGCACACATAACGTCACCATTTCCTATGTCGGAAACATTCACGAATCCTTGACCCCATCTTGGTTTGATTGCTTCAACAATGTCCTGAGAACGAACAATGTTCCCACCACTATCAAGTTTATGGATCATGAGTTGACCACTCATATGTGGCATTCTCTTGGGTTCAGTAACAAATCTTCTATTCTCACTCAATGCTGTGACAACATAAATGTTTCCTTCATCGTCTTTGTCTGCACCAATCAAAATACCAAGTGAAGGTACTTCAATATGTTTCCCTGCTGGTTTGTATGATCCATCTGGCATAGGAACAACTACTGACATCCAGATTCTTCCTGCATATTGATCTGCAGTATGTTCAATCCTTCCCATAGAATCATCAACCCAAATCATCAACAGTCCCATATCATGAGGTATCAATACGTGCCTTACCTTTCTAGGATATTGTTGTGAAACATTTGCGTCAAGGGTTTGAGGATGTGGTACTTGACCAACTTCTGCTATTGCTTTGTCAAACCAAGCACTCGGGGGAGGGGGAGGTGGTGGAGGTTCAGGTGGTGGTTCCCACTCAATTTCTCCATCGAATAGTCCCTGCATTCTACAGTTCGTCACGAACTGTTGTACTGCATCCATAATGAAATCAGCAGGATCTCTGCCATCAAACATATCTTCATGCTCTTCTTCTGCCCAATCACAGACTGCTCTCCAGTCTTCGTATGTAAATGAGTCTAACTCTGCTTGGACTTGATCTAGTCCATCTACTGCCAAGTTCATTTTATTGAATGATCTCCAAACTTGGTTCAGTTCTCCACCATCCATGCCATTTCCGTTGTAGGCATCACGGATGATTCTATTCCAATCCCACTGAAACATAAGAACCTCAGCAAGATTCTTACCCTTCATCTGGGGACCTGTTTTAGGTGGTCCGTACATATTACTCCACGTGTCTAATTAACTGTTTATGATACGCATTGATCGAATGATCTCGCGCATCGATTTTCGTAAAGTCACCGACGTCATTCTTATATCGCCAGTCCAAAGTTTTCGGATTGATATTGATTCCAGAATGTATGTATGGAAATGGTGGGGCGAAGGGAACAGGGTCGTTCACCATCGCAACTCGGAAATGCTGTGGACTGTTACCAAAATAGTCTGTCGATACCTTTGGGGCACCGAACGTATAGATTTGGACTTCCTTGCCTGCCTCATCGTACCAGTATCCCATTATCATGGCTATGGCACCACCCAGCGAGTGTCCTGTCAAGTACACAGTATCGTGTAGTTCATGCTTTTCGTTGATTGCTTCGTAGATGTCTTCGGAGGCATCGCGAAATCCTCGGTGCAGTGTTGCATCGAGTGTTCTGTCTTTGAATGGTCTAGCATCAATGTCAGACCTGACATTTTTGAGGTTATCAGTTCCCCGAATAATTATGATGGAGATCCCTCTGTCTTCAGTGACTACCCAGGAAAATTCATCTTTCTCATTCAGGTCGTAGACATCCCTGCAATACTCTGCCATTTCTACTAACTCGGCAGGATTGACAGGAATGTTTTCTGCGGTACCACTTGCTCCCTCATACACGAAAAAGTTTGTCAATACGCAACTTGGAATAAATAAACATAATAAAAGTAGAGGGATCAGTTTCATGGTATCCTATGCTAATCGAAATTGTCCTCTCATAATTTTCTTTTCTCGTTCTTCCAGATCGTAATGGTCTCTAGACTTCGAGAGGTATTCTTCGATTGATTTTTGTGTAAAGTTCATATCAAACTTAAAAATCGTAAACATCGATTTAAGTCTGCTCAATAAACTATATTTAGGTTGAGTTGCTTGACGGTAATTGTAGAATGCCTCTTCGGCATCATGGAGTTGTTTGTACTCGGCACGTAACCAAGGTTCAAGGGATGCATTGTAATTTCTGACTTCGTTGTAAAAATTGTACTTCTTTCGTTCGCTATAGGAGTGTGGGATTAACACTCAGTTCCTTTCTTTTTTGAGAGGTTTGAAGGGACACAACCCCCATCCGTGCATCCCTTTTTTCTATTCACTATGATTTAGGGTTTTCGAGTTTTACATGTTTGCGAATCCTGTAAATCCGTGTATCATCAAAACAATAACTACTGACAATGCCAGACCTATCATCATTTTGAAGAAGTCTTTACCAACCAAGGGGAAAACTGTCTTGAACTTATACTTCTGTGTTACAGTAGCAAAAGCAAGTTCTCTACCTGCCAGTAATCCAACAAAAACCCAAGTAGTACTCATCGGGATATCATTGTATCCTTTGAAGTACCAAAGTATAAAGGCATAGATCAGATCAACCAGAGTCGCTGAGCGAACGTATTTTGTATTCGTTTTGCTCAGTACGATTTCTTGTATCCGTCCACCCTTTTCCCAAAACATATAAGCCATGCCACCAACAAAGACAATACTTATCAAAATCATCGCATTGACAGGTACCTGTCTTGGAAGGTACACAGCAATATTTGCCATATCATGTGACAACCATGTAAACCATAACCAACCCGTAGTACACCACTGACCGATACGCCAGTATTTTTTATGCTCTTCTCTGATGTCCTTTGTTTCCAAATACTTTGCTACAGCCATCCAAATGACATATGCGGCAGATGCGGCAACAAGGTAACCCATCGCAGATTTCAATAGTACCTTTTCAAGTACGACTGTGCTGGCGAAGGCAGACAGAACTAAAAACGTAGTGCTAACAGGGATTCCAAATCTGGTCAGTAAAACCAAGATTAGAGGAGCAACGGCATGATACCATTGTATGGGTTGATATGGTATTTTATTCAGTCGGCCATATGAAATATCACCTCCGTTAACCGACCATCCATACCATAATGTAAATAACAGGACAGCACTTGCGGCCATCCATAGTTGTTGCCAGCGAAACTTCTCTGAGTTCGAGGCAATCCAAGTACCGAGTGTTTGTACTGAGTCATTTGCTATGACAGAATATGATGCCAAGGCAAAGCCAATACATAAGTAGATTGTAGTTAGATCCACTTTTTCCTTTCTGGAGTTTTACATCCGTGTGAAAAATAAAAGAAAACCCTAAATCAATTTCCTGATACGAATTTTTGCCAAGAGATTGCTTCCTTGATTTGGAAGTTTCTCTGAGCTATCTGTTTTAGTACCTCCTCTATAAAATGAATTTTGTCTTTCTGATCCTGTAGTTCTACCTCCATTGTCGATAGTACCTCATCTGAGTCCAAATACATCTGAACCTCAGTTTTCAGAATCTTTCTTAGGAATGGCTCCCAGTTAAACTTATCCAACATTCCTGGTTCAATCGTGCCCGTATAATACTCAAAACGTATGCGTCTCATCCTCGCAAGTGCTTTGGACATACGGGTCAAATCTTTTTTCTCATCGAAAAAGTAGTTTAGATATTTGGAGTGTAACTGGGGTGTGTTCATCGATTCACGATGAAAGTCGGAAGACAGGGCAGAGTCTTTCGACCACTGCTCTTTCAAATTGTCTATATGCATTATCTATTTAACGTCGCTTAAACTCAAAGTGTGAATATGTAAAAGATACGGTCATCGGTTGATAGTCAACTGATGGCGAGCGAAAATCAAATGTAACTGCTTCTACCCCTGATGGGAAAGCATCTATGAACTTGAACTCAATGTTATTGTTCCTGTGTGAGGTCATAACATTCAGCAGTATGTCAGTCTTAATCCCTGCCTTCATCGGATCCGACGAAACCAGTTCTTGATATGCCTGAGTATTTATACCTGCAACTATCTGAACCCAGTTCCAAAGTTCAAAGTAGTTATTCATATCCTCATCAATCATGAACGTAACTGACAATGGTTCAAACTGAGCAGAACCAGATACCTCTTTGTAAGGTACACGAAATGGTCCAGTTGGGACTTGAATCTCACTCAGTGTGACTCCAGGCAAAGTAACTGACTGAACGTAGAAGTCTACGTTAGGAAACTTTGCTATCGCCATATTAAACGATACGTTGGATAATAGATTCGGATTACTCGAAGATGTAGGTATTGTAACTGCCATACTGTATTTAG